AGATGACCCTCTACTTAGGGGAACCACAGGGGTTTTCAACGCCGTTTTCGGTGCTCAAGCTTTCAGCCAGTTAAACAATGAAGCTAACGCTTTCGCTTTGCTTCCTAAACTGCCATGGGCTAAGAGCGGATGGAGAGTCATCACTACAGAAGCTGGCCAAGCCGCTGATGGTGCTGTTAATGAAAATGGTACTCTTCCAGATGCTATAAAACCAGATTTCCAAGAGGTTACAGCTATTCCAAGGCAAGCAGCTCACCGCTTCACTGTAGCTTACATCCAAGAAGGGTTAGTGCAGAAAGGCGATGATGCTTTGGGGGATATGGAATTTCTTCGTGGATATTTCGCTGTTAAGCACGCTAAAGCAATCAATGAGCAACTGTTAACAGATGGAGATATTTTACCAGAAGATGTTGATGGAGCTACAGGAACCGCTTTTGAAAGTATTGATCGTGTAACTGCGAGCACTGCTTACTCTGTAGCAGTTGGTTGGACTGCCGGAGATGAAGACATCTACGACATTGACCGATCAGCAAATAGTTGGTCCGATGCGCAAGTCAATCACAATTCAGGAGTGGACAGGACTTTAACTGATCGACTCATTAGGGATCTGTTATCCACTATTGAAAACGCCGGTGGAAGAACCAACATCATGTTGACTGGTAACGATACCAAATGGAGGATCATTGGTCTTTATGAGAACCAGATCAGGTATCCTGGAGTTCTTCAAAAGAACGAACTTGTCCAGATAGGTATCAATGGTGTGAATACGGCGGAAGGATTAGCTGCAGGAGTCAAAGTGGCCATGGTGTATGGTATTCCACTGTTCTCAAGTCAGAACGTGGTCCAAGACACTATCAGCAGGGTCTACATGCTTGATACAACTACGAATGACGAGACAGGAATTCCGAGGTTGTTTTTCTCTTTGCTTTACCCAACCCTGTTCTTCCAGAGTGGGATGAGCGCACCAAACCCTGATCCTTTCCCGATCAACAGGTTTGCAACTGATGGAGTCTACTACACTTCCGGAGAACTTATTTGTACTTTCTTCGCAGCGCAAGGCTCCCTTAGAGACTTATCATAGAGGTGATGAAGTATGGCATTTTCACATACGACAGATACATATAAAGGAAGAGGCTCAATAATTAGAGGAGATGTTAACAGAGTTGGTGGCACATGGAATGCTGCTTCGGTTACTAAAGGGACTATCGTTACTGGTGGGGTTTCAGTTCTTGGTTATGGTGTTACCAACAACACTACAGAGTAAGGGCTAAGAACTAAAGTAAATGTTGATCAAGACGGAGCCACTGCTGCAGGAAGTATTGGAATCTTAGCAGTTACTTCAAGCGATGTCGGAGAATGGTGGGCGGACGTAACAACCAACTAAACATTTTTTTTACATCTTTTTTGGTGAATCATTATGGCAAAATTCGAATTTGTAACTAACAAATCCAGTATGGCTTTCTATAATGGGCCTAGTGGGACCACGTACGTTATCAATCTAGGTTTGCCTTTCTTGGTTAAGAACAAGAAAGATATTGCTTTCTTTGAGAAAAATTACAGATTCAAAAAGGTTGGCGTTGTGCAATCTTTGTTTAAGAAGCCTGAGGCTAAACCAGATGTTGATGAAGTTTTGAAGAAAGAACTCTTAGAAGTTGAGGGTCTTAGCGAAGAATCAGCAAATCTGTTAGTTGAGACTTACCATTCTAAAGAAAGACTTATGGAAGCTGTAGAGCAAGGTTTTGACTTGCACGAATCAGTTCCTAAAAGCGAGCAAGAATTGTTGAAAGCTCATCTTCTCAAAGACTTGGCCGATTTGGAAAAGCCAGAAGAAGAAGAGTCTAAGAAGAAAAAGTCCAAAAAATCCAGGAAAAAAAATAAGAAAGGTGATACATAATGGCAAACGTAGGTTTAACAGGTGATAATCCAGCAGCTCCCCCATACAGTCAAGGCCCATACACATGGGATCAAGATTTGACATTGAGCGGTGGTATATTTTTATCTGCCCAATCACTAACTCCTAATACTGATGGAGGTACAGCTTCGGTTATATTGCCTGGAAAAACGGCTGTAGATGTTGGTGCGGTAACTAATGATGCAAATGATCATATTGTTCTCCCATCACTATCCGCTGTCCCGGTCGGGCACAAGATAGTTATAGCTTGTAATGCTGGTGGGGATTTTGAATTGAGAACACCCGCCACTAGTAATGAGAAGATCAATACTGTAGATTCTGATGGTACTCAAGAATATCTATGTACCGATACGGAAACCATATTTATTACTAAGGTGAGTGCAACGGATGGTTGGGTTGCTACAGCCCTGACAGCTCTTGGAGCAGTCGCTACAGCAGTAGTTCCTGACTAAACAATTACTTAAAAGATTCAGAGGTGGATGGTAGATGTCGGAAGAAGAAAAGAAAGTTGATGAAGTTCCAAAAGAAGAATTCAAAGAAGATGCTCCTGTTGAACACGTATGCAAAGAAGAAGCTTGCGAAGTGTGTCTTCCTGAAGGGGAAAAACCTGTAGAGGAAGAAAAATCTGAAGAATCCAAAGAAGAAGAGGAAGAGGATTGGGAAGGGGACGTACCAGAAAAACCTGTTGATGAAAAAACTAAAGAAGAATAATCTACAAATATCTAACGAATTGGTAGACGTGCAAAATACTCTGTACTACACGTTAAACAAGAGGTGAAAAAGCTATGGCTAACACAACCGGAAAACACAGTCTAAAAGACTTATTTAATAGAACGGTGGAGGCTATAAGCGACACCGTTCTAGCTCTCAAAGTAAGAATTGTAGATAGTGCAGGGGATGCTGTAAAGATAATTAGATTAAGAGAAAACCTTGCTGGTAGTGCAGGCACAGGAAGTAGTGGAGACCCCACAAGGGTTTATACTCTTACAACTACTAATGCTGTCGATATTGTTGAAGTATTTCTTGATGGAGTCTTACTTTTAGAAACTACCCAGTACACTATAGCTAATCCCGCTAAGACAGTTACCATGGTAGCAACAGCTGTTTTCGATTCGCAAACAGTCACGATCTTTCATAACGTTTGATTTGGTGAACAGGCATGAAAAAGAATAAACTCTTGGGAATTGCAGTAATTATGTTACTAGTGCTAACCATGTCTGCCTCCGCTATCGATTGGACACCTTTCGGAAATATCAACCTAAAAGATGCCTTAAACATTACAAATATCAGTCTCGCTTCAGGTGAAACAGCAAATTTCTCAACTTATTTCGGTAATGGCGCATTTCTAGAAAACATAACTATCCCAACTGGAAGCCTAAATATGAGTAATAATACTATAACTGAAGTTAGAGATATACAGTTCGTAGTAGACGGATTCACACCTTCACATAGCGAAGGTTTACTTTTTTACAATGATGAGAGGAAAACTTTAGCTTTTCACAATAACGAAAACGATATAACTGTTAATATCAATCAAGAAATCCTAGTTAGAGGAAGAAATAAGTTTGGTGAACAGATCAATAATGGTCAAGTAGTTCTCGTCAGTGGATCTAGTGGACAAAACCCTACTTTTGGCCTGGCAAGGGCGGATAGTCCGGGAAATCTTGATGGACTTATAGGTCTTGCAACGCATGATATTTCCAATAACGGATTCGGATTTGTTACCCTTGTTGGTATAATTGACAATGTTGATACTTCTGCTTTTACTGCAAATGATACATTATATATTTCCTCAACCGAATTCGGAAACGTTACAAATGTAGCTCCTACAGCACCCAATTTTCCAGTGAAGATCGGCACTGTTCTTAACAGTAATGCCGAAACGGGAAACATCCACATCAATGTAGTGCCTGTTGATGCAACAAATAGTATGGTTATTAATAGTTTAACTGTTAATAATAATCTTGTAGTTACGGGCAATACGACTTCCTCCATGTTTTTCGGGATATATGATTGGGTTGTCGAAACAGTTTCTCAGTTGTATTTGTCTTTCAATGGTACATCGTTAGAATTTAACGAAACCAAACTCAATGCAACAATAGATTCTAGAGCTTCGGTTATGAACAGTAATTGTAATGCTAGTGGTACATGCAGTAGTGGTGGTGTGGCCTATATGGATATTCCTAATCAGGGAAACCTTAACGTAACAGGCAATTTTTCCGCTCTAGGTGGCGATGTGTCTTTGGTTGTGGAGGGTACTAGCCATATTTTGAGGAGTAGGGGGATTCCTGGCAATCTTTTTATCCAGACTATGAATGCTCCTTCCGATATCGTGTTTGCTCCTGGCGGTGGCGATGTGGTTGTTGGCACTACTGGTAGCGAGGGGATTCAGCAAGTCGCCAATGATTGGAATCTTGAGGGTTCAAATGGCGGTTTGCAGCTCGCCGCTGATGTCCCCATCGTTTGGAGTAATAGTACACTTTTTTCGACTGGTAAAGATGTGGGTCTTATCCGTGGAGCTCCTGGGGTGCTTAACGTGACTAATGGTACTACTGGTACCGGTAATATATCGGCTGATTTCTATTTGGGCGATGGATCTTTACTTACTGGAATCGATGATACCAATTGTAATGCTTCAGGTACTTGTAGTACTGGTGGAGTAACTTATCTTGATTTGGATCCTAACAATGGGAATCTTTTCTTAAACAATACAGACTCTAACGGGTTAAATCTCGAAAGAGCAACTCTTGGAGGGTTTGTCGGTTTCAAAGCACACACTCGTCGTGGTCAAACTTCTTATGTTACATGGGCTAATCACACGACTGGAGCAAGATACATGTCTTATTACATGAGTACTATTAAACCTACGAGTGCTGATACCTCATTGGCATTCACTGATTATGCTGAGCTTTCTTATGATCCAAATAGTACTTTTGGTTTTGGCAAGGCCATGATTCTTAATACGGATGCCGATGTCATTGCCCTTACTGATGTGAGTGCTGTTAATACTCTTGTTTTCAATACTTCCTCAGGAGATACTGTTGTTTCTGGAAACATATTTGCCAATGCTTTTGAACAAGTGTGTACTGCACAGAACGGTTTATGTAATGATAGTATCTGGACAAATGATAGCGGTACTGCTCAATTTATTGGAAATGTTAATTTGACTGACAATTTGTTTATTGGGCAGAACATAACATTTGCTTCACAAGGAATAATCTCTACTGCTTCTGGTGGTCTTAATTTGACACCTGCTGGTAATCTAGATCTGGATCCTAGCTCGGGGTTAATCTTTGTTCCCAATGGTGTATCTCTCCGTTCTGGCCAAAACGATTGGAATTTAGATGGTGGTGACAATGGAGGTCTTGAACTTGCTTCAGATAATGCTTTAGCATGGTCTTCAACTACTTCATCAACAGGAACTAAAGATGTGGGACTTGTGCGAGGTGCCGCTAATTTACTTAATGTAACTAATGGAGGAAGTGGTCCGGGTAATCTATCTGTTGAATGTATCATTTTCAGTAATGGTTTTGAGATATGTGGGTCATGATCGATGGCGAAAAAACTCCTCGTCGGATTTCTAGTCTTGGCGATTCTTTCAGCTAGTTTATATATTATATTGCCAGACAAAGTTAGAGTTGATGTTTCAAATACGAGAACTCAATACAGCGTTTTTGAAAATGGTAGTTTGGTTCTTGGGGGTACTGAATATGTTAACTTGTTTGATGGTACTAAGAAGATGCGTGCGAAGAATAGAGAAACATCACAAGAGGTTTGGGATGGAATTATAAGGATAAAGAGAAAGTCGTTATGGAAAGATAACATCACGACCATCCAGACCTATACATTTAATGGGAGTTCTACCGATGTAGAGCATGTTCCTGTGAGCAATGAGTTTCGTTGCATTAACTGTGTTGGAAAGATCGTTCATTACGAATTCAGAGATATTCTTTATGAGGGAATAACAAGGCCTGCTTTTAGTCCTGAAGAGTTTGGTCATAACATGAAAGTTGAATGGCAGGACGGCTATAGTTGGGCTAAGTTCTTTCAACAAAAAGTAGCCAGTGATAAATTGATTATTAGATACCGTCCAGATAGCGATGATGTTACGTATGAGGTGAGGATGTTTGATCCACCGCCCCTCATTCAGCGTGTTGATCTTAATAGTAGTCTTGGCACTAATCTTACTTCACAGAACCTAACAGCTTTTCGTGTGAACGTAACTGACGCAGATAATGACTCTGTAAAAAATATCACGACTTGGAATGTTGATGATAGCGGAATCATATATTTGTATTGGCCGTTTGAAGGTCATAGCGGTAATACTTCTTTGACTGCAAAAGATTATTCAGATAATGGGAATAATGGAAGTACCAATGGCGATGCAACCTATAATTCTACTGGCGGTAGAGACGGTTTTGGAAGTTATGAGTTTTTTAATGATGGAAGAGTGGAAAAATCGGCAGTTTCCCCAGCCCTAAATTTGACTAATACATCTATTTCTGTTTGGTTTAACCGTAAATCTGGCGAGGTTGATGGAGTGGTCACTAGTTCTGCTAGGACAAATAGCCATATTAAACATATCGGTTTTAACGGCGCTGACACGATCAAGTTTAGATTTAGTTCTACTGTAGAGGGGACATTTGATATTGTTGGCTCTAGCGTTCCTGCAGATGAGTGGCATCACGTCGCGGTTGTGAATAACGTAACGCATTTTGTGATGTATCTTGACGGGGTCTTCGATGGTCAAATAGCCGCTCCTAATAATATTTCTAATACTCATAATTTGCTTGGCGTTGGTAGATCTTATGGTGCAGGGATAAACCAATGGGGGCACTTTAATGGGAGTATTGATGAGTTTCAGATTTGGGACAGACCCCTCAGTGCTGAACAGATCGCGGTGTTGGCTCAGAATAGAACTGACCTTATCGTTTCTCAGGAGACAGTGACAGGTGAGGTGTGGCAGGCTTGTGTGACGCCTAACGATGGCAGTGTCGACGGATTAGAAGTGTGCAGTAATAATTTGACAGTAATAGAAACGACTTGTAATTGCCCTGCTGTGGATACGAATTTCTTGATCGACCTTGCCGAATTGTGTGTATTCAATACCGTTTGCGATATCGGCACTGGTAATTTGTCTTTTGTCAATGCCGGTGTAGGTAATGTTTTTACTATCAATACTACACTCAATGTTTCAGGCTTTACTACATTAGCCAATGGCGAAGTTGAGGGTACTAGTAATGGAAGGTTGAATTTGAAAAATTGAGCTATTATAATGAAGAGAAATAAATGGTTAATGATTGGCTTAGTCGTCTTAAGTATTGACTGTGCTTTTCCAAGAGGAGTAGATTATGAATTTAATAAGGTTGATATAAGAATGGACGTAGGACTTAGAGTCAGAGACGCTCGAAGCGACTTGGTTAGTATCACGTTAAAAGAGTTGGAACTTGTGCCTGACCATTTCCAGAGTGCAGGTTTGCACTATGGAGAAGTAGTTTTGGTAGATCAAGAAATAACTCTGTACCCTGAGATGGCTCATAAACGTGGTCAGTTCCATGATACAGCTGGTCTTTGGGATCTTGTTCCTGGTGCTTACGATCCCCAAACAAGAACGGCTTTTATCCGTGTTGACAAAAGAGGTGGTAGTGCGAATACTCCCCTTCATGAGTTTGGACACTTGGTTGATGACGCTCTTGGGAGTCCGAGTGGCGAGAGGAGTTTTGTGACTGTGTGGAACTATTGCAAACAAAACGGAGATATGAGAAGACATGCTGAACGCAGTAGTGATGAGTTTTTTGCTGATTGTTTTGCTGCATACCTTTTCGCAACAGAAACAAGATCAGATCTTCAAATCGATCACTCATCGGCTTATAACTATATGCGACGTTTAGATATTGAAGTATTGAGAAATTATGAAAGAGCTAATGATGGAGTGTTAAGGTTAAGATGAATTTGTTTCGAAGAAGAAAAAGGGATTTGGAGGTGTAGGGATGAGAGATTTACCGTTAGCCGGAACGATGAGGCTTATACGGATAGTCGGTGGCGTGTTAAGCGATAAATGTAAAGATGCTTCAGTAGACACGCTTTTCGATTACAGAATGAAACAGGACGATAGATCGTATTGTAAACTAAGCAGGGCATACAGTTTTGAATGCCCCAACAAGTCGGATATCGAGGTATTGGTCAAGCACGGTGATGGGACGAGCGGTCTGTACAAAAAGTGCACAAGGGAGTGATGGTGTATTGATCTTTAGAAGTAATGGAACTTTGCTTTTCAGGAATGGTTCGGCGGTGACGACCCGATTTTAGGAGGTTAATTATATAAATAAAAAAGTATTCAAAAAAAACATGGTAACAACTTATGCACAAAATGCGGATGTTAGTAGGATGCTTCAAACAGTTACGTTTACGGGTTCCACTACGCCTACCGATACGCAAGTGGATGATTTCATAAACGCAGCTGAGGATGAGATAGATAGGGCTACTAGGCATGCATTTAGGACAGTCACGGTTACTGATGAGTTTTATGATATACCCCCAGATTATGGGGTTAGTGCTCGTTACAGTAGCGATCCAGGGATTCCCATACATCTGCGCCATAGGGAAGTAAAGACTTTAGCTTCAGGTAGTGGTGATAAGTTAGAAGTTTGGGATGGTTCTGTTTATGTTCAATGGCTCACTACTATGATTGAAGGGAGAGCTAACGATTTCTGGCTGGATAATGAACAAGGAGTGCTCTATCTGAAGACTATTTGGTCTAGTTTCTTCTGGAAGAAAGGACTGAGGATGACTTACCGTTTCGGTGACGCCACCGTTCCCAACGATATAAGGGATGCTACCGCCATGCTTGCAGCTATAAAGGTGTTGCAAAACGATGATCTTTCCCAGAACCTGAACGAGACCGGCGACCCTACTAGGTTGAGCTTTGATCAGAGGATTGTGCAGTGGCAGAAACAGATAGATAAGACTATAGAAGGCCACACTGAGTTCTTTGTCATCTAAGAAACTGATATAAATAACGTCGCCCTACATTTCTCTTGTAAGTAAGTAAGCCCGAGGTGATAACGTGGCGTTTGATGTATTGCAAACAATACTAGATTTGCTAAACAATAATTGGAATTCTGCTAATACGGATAGTTTAACGCCCAATTTCATAAAGATAACAGATAAAAAAAGACTCAATTACAGAGAAAACCAAGATTTTGTCATAGCTCAAAGAAGCATACCCCTCCAAGTACCTGCTGGCGTGGGGGTTATTGCGAAGCATCTGCATTACAATTTCGACTTGGATGTGAGGGTTATAGGTTTTGATCAAGAAGCGCATTGGTTGAACGTGGTGGCAGAAGTCGATCGTATCTTGGATGCGAACATCAAGATTTTGACGGCTGATCTTACCATCATTGATGCTGACACTCAAAGGCAGGATTTGAGCGATAAGACCCATAATTTGTGGCGTATGCTTATACCTATCAAACCTGTAAAATATAATACTGCAAGGTGATACACGTGAAAAAAGTCTTAGTAAGAAGTAAGCAATTGAACGTTTTGGTTAAGAAAACCAGCCCATCATTTAGATATAGGTTCAACGATGTCCCTGTGGAGATGCCTTTGGAGCATGCAGAGGTTATCTGTAAGAGTCCGATGTTTGAGATCGTTGGCGATGTAGCGTATGATGCCGAGACTGATCTGAACAGGGATGGAGTGAATGATGCTAAAGATGTTAGTCTGGCTGCGAAGGTCATGGCTAAGAGCAGAAAAAAGAAGAAAAAGACATCACTAGGAGGTGATTAACTTGACTTTTCCAAGCCAAGCAAAATACGTATTAGTAGGAACCGAAGTCACATGGGGAACCGAAGTAGCCACAACAAGAGATGTAGGCCTGATCATAAGCGATATTTCCCATCCACTAAATAGGGAAGTCAAAGAATCTAAAGGCATTAGCAGTATAGCAACCCAAAAGATTACTAGCGGGATATTCGATCCTGGCGTCAGTTTTGAGGGAGATTTCCAACATGGCCGCATGTTAGAATACATTTTCGGAACCGTAATACACGCAACTACCGGTGCGGACACTAAACACACTTTCACTATAAGCGACAATCCCCCAAGTGCAAGTTTAGAGGTCGGGAATGACCTCACCGTTGATACCGTCTTGACACATGCAGGTGGTTTAATAGAATCCGCAGAGGTTAGCATATCTCTTAATGAGAACTTGAAGCTATCTGTCGATTTCAAGGGGAAGACCGAGGCTTCTACTTCTAGTGCAGGAACACCGGTCTTGAGCACTTTACAAGTGTTTCCTCACGCTTTGTGTTCTGTAGAAGTCAATGATGTTGCAGCCACAGAAATACAAAGCGCAAGTATCGCTATCAATAAGATAGTTGAGCGTAGCGGGGGGGTATCCAGCAACCTGTACCAGCAAGGCCACGGTACAGATATAGGTTTCGAGTTCACTCTTAGTCTTGGATTTACAGATGTTACTTTCCAAGAACTCTTCATGGGTGGAACAGCCCCAGCAGCAACAGCAGACCCAACAGTTTACAACATATTACTCCAGGCAGATAACGGTGTGGCTCTTGGAAGTGGAAGAAGGGAATTCAGTCTCAAACTAGAAAACTGCATCGGAACATCTTTCAACGAAGTCACCTCTGTTGGAGGACTGACATTTATTGATTGGACTGGTGTAGGAACACTCAATGAGTGTTTCTCTATAGATAATATACCTTCGGGGACGTGGTAGTTATGAAAAAGAAAATAAAAACAGACAATGGAGAAGAAGAAATAGAGCTTAAAAACCCCAAAGGTAAGCATACTAAGAAAGGTTTCAAGTTGTTGATGGATTCCAGGAACGAAGACGATACCGACAATATATCGGCGGTTGATAAATACACTGATTACTTGGATGAAGTTGCTTGCTGGGGTTCTGGAAAAGATCAGGACTGGCTTGACGAGTTGGAAGATGAAGAGAAACAAAAAATCGTTTCTTTCTATCATGAGAAAGTTTTGGCAAAGTTCGATTTTTTGAAATCCTCGTCGAAACTGCAAAGCTCTGTGCAGAAGGACACAGCTCTATAGTAGAAATAATGTTTAAGCGGGGAGTAGAACCTTGGATAACCTTTAAAGATGAGATTTTAGAGTACATGGAAAAGTTATCGTTCAGTGACCGTTTTGGTTGGACACCCAAAATGATTGATGAATTAGAAGATTATGATAAGATGGCTTATCATGCGATGCTAAAAGGGCAAGGAGACGCAAAGAAAAAAGATGGCTGATCTAAAATTCAAAGTCGTTGCAGACTTACGGAAACTCGAAAAAGACCTTAGCAAAGTACTTAGCCAGAAAGTCACCGTAGAAGGTGGCGGTGGCGGTGCTGTTGCTGGCCCTGCTGGTAGAGCAGGAAAGAAAAGAACAAGTCTTCTTACTAAAGGAGTTGCTGCTTTGGGTGTTATCGCTGCTCTCTTGAAAGCCGCCCAGCCCGTTATTGATATTACTAAGATATTGATAAACCTTGTACTTTTAGCCATAGGTAAAATGGTTAAGTTCTTCTTCTTAACTCTTCCAGGACTCTTGAGCACTGTATGGACTAAGATAGTTGACTGGTTAAAAGTTGGATGGGAATTCATCAAGGCTTTACCTGCTAGGATATGGGATTTTCTCAAAGCTCTCCCTGCTAGGATATGGGATTTCGTGAAGAACTTAGCGGTGAACATCTGGAATCTTTTAAAGTTGGGTTTCGATTTCTTGAAAGAAACCCTGATTAGTTGGTTTACTAAAGTTGTTGATTTCATCAAAGGACTTGCTGGAGCTATATGGGACAAGTTAAAGGCGGGTTTCGAGTTCGTTGTGGAGGTCTTCAAAGCCGTTGGTGCTTTCCTAAAAGAGAAACTTATCGTTATTGGATTGAAGATTAAAGAGTTAGCTATCAAGATCAAGACGTTTTTGATTGCTTTAGGGAAAAAGATCGCTGAGGGCGTTACCAAATTAGGGGGGAGAATCAAAGAAATAGTTGGTATTGTCGTTACTAAGATCGCTGAGCTTAAAGATAAAGTCACCGGCATACTTTCAGCTATTAAAGATAAGATCTTCAATTTAGCCAGAGATATCGCTAGTGCTATCAAGTCTAAGATAGGTAGTTTTCTTGGAGGGGGAAAAACCCAAAGTGTTGGAGATGCTATCATCAGGCCTAATGGGGATGTTATAAAGACTGATCCTAGAGATACTTTGATAGCTACTCAAAACCCTGAAACCTTGGGTGGGGGGAGTAAGACTATCAACATTTTTGGATCGACAAACCAAGAGATCATCGAAATAGTGAAAAGAGAGCTCGGTGTAGAGGTTACCCGTAGCACGAGGTTTTAGAAGGTGGCTGCTAATCAAGAAGTGAGGATTACGAACAACTTTACCAGTACTATTTTCAATTTCAGGGCTGTTTCCAACTTCCAGATAAGGAAGATCCAGCCACCTATTAGTATTCCTTTGGTGAATACTCTTCCTGCAAGTACTTTTATTTTCAGGTTTATTGGCCAAAGTGAGGAGATAACTTTCAATTTCGGGTTGTTCGATGATGGCGCGGATGTCACTAGTGGCAGTCCTGGGGGGATAAACACTGTCCTGGAGCAGATCAACCAATTGAAGAACACTATTTTTTCTCACGAGTTCGATACGGATTGGAATCTTAGAACGGATTTCTACACTCCTGAGGGGCGTATCTACAATCCTGTTACTGGTGTCATTACCAATCTTAGTCTTCCATTAACACAGGGTTCTAAAGAGATAGTGGTGGGGAGTCTTACTTTTCAAATAGGGAACTTGGTGAGTCTATAATGGTTGTTGATAGATTAAGATTGTTCAGGGGAGCCACAGAGCTCAACTATTCAGAGGCTAGTTTTAGCAGGACTGATGACCACATTGTGGATCAAGGCCTTGCAGAGATAGTCCCTGAGGATGCTGTCACTGTTGGAAGCGTTATCGATTTCAAGAAGAATGATGGTAGTACGACTGTTTTTAGTGCTAAGGTTATTGAGAAAATCGAGAACGAGATGTGGAGTTTGAAGATTCTTACGAATGGTTACGAGTTGAACAATGTTAGAGTTCAGCAGACATTCACTAATAAGAGTCCTGAGTTCATAGTTGAGAACGTCATAACTAACTTCACCACCACACTTACTTATGTTAGCGGTGTCGCTAGCGGTGTCGTTCTTGATCAGTATATCGCTAATGGTTACGCTATCGACATCATTAGGGATATGATGAATTTCTTGCAGTGGAGGCTTAGGATAGATTTTAATGATAACGTGTCTTTTGAGCCTAGAGCCACTGTTGATAATGGAAGATCGTTCACTAATGGGGTTGGTGCTCAGTTCCTTAGTCGGCAGGAGGATCAGAACAATTTGGTTAACCATGTGGAAGTGGTGGGGGGTTTTGAGAACTTCGCCACTGAAGAAACCGTGATAGATACCAATACCGTTTTTGCTTTAACAAAGAAACCCTCTGGCGTTATGAGGATCGTCGTTTCAGGTACGGAGGTTGATAGCGCGACTTACACTGTTGATGCTGATAACGAGACGGTGACTTTTGATTCTTCCCAGACTGATCCTACTTTCTTTTACAGTTTTGATAAGCCTGTCATAGTTGAGGATCAAAACGATGCATCTATTGCTCAGTTCGGGGAGGTTTTTCAACAGATTCAGGCTCCTTGGCTTAACAGCATATCGGATGCTAGACGCTACGCTCAGAACGTCTTGGACGTGTTGGCTTTCCCCCTTGATAAAGTTAAGGTTATGCAGCCTGGTCTTGATTTCACTAGTGATGTTGATGAACTATTTACTTTGACAGATCCTGTTCGTAACGAGCCTGCTGAACAGTTCATCGTTACCAAGATCACTTATGATGCTGCTAAGAACACGACTACTTACGATTTTGGGGAGCGCGATTTCATAATTTTTGATTGGCAGAGAAAGGTGGAGAGCAGGATTAAAGATATTGAACGTAGATTCACTAATCAGGATATTGTCACTTTTGCCAGGGTCTTTAAGGATAACATGTTGATAACCTTAACCGTTACGCAGGTTAACGAGTTTAACAGCCCTGTGGATAGCTTTATTCTAGGGCATAAAACGCTTAGCCGTTTGAGACTAAATATCGATTTCGAGGCTGATTGTAGCGATAATGGGAATAACGGTACTTGGAATGGTACAGGTATTGGAGGCAGCCAGTACACGACTAGCGGTTTCCGGTTGAGTGCGGGTACTTTTAATGGGAGTGATAACTTTATTGATGTTGCGGACGTTGCAGGGTTGAGGTTTACTGGCGATTTCAGTATCGTTGTTATTGTTAAAGTCACGCCTCTACCTGGAGCACTGACTTGGATTCTTAACAAGTGGGATACGACTGATGGTTATGCTGTGCGCATCAATGCAAGCAACCAAGTAGAACTAATATATAGCGATACAGGGGCAGATACCGTTTTTGCTACAAGCACGGCTTTGACCGATAACACTTTTCAGCATGTTGTCTTTACTAAGAGCGGAACCGCTTTGACTGTGTATGTTGGTGGTGTTAGCGATAACACCGCTACAGGAGGGGCTACTGTAGGGAGCAATACGAATAATTTAGAAGTTGGGAGGCAGGGAGCAAACTTTTTTACCGGAACTCTTGATGAGGTACACTTCTACAATAGAGCTTTAACCGCCGATGAGGCTTCCAAGTTGAATAGTAAACTGCACGTCGTTAGTGGCGATGTTTGCTTTTTGAGTTTTGATAATCCCAGATTAGGAGATCGAAGCAGTGCGAGGGCACCGATACCATGACATTACCTAAAACAATATCTCTCTGTAGAGATTGCCATAAAGCTACTTTTGGAAAAGAAAAATCATTTGAAGAATTTTTCAATAATATATTATTGGGGGAGGTGGTCTAAAATTACTCTGATGAATAGTTTGTTCAGCCAGATAGTGAGCGATGTAAAGGATGATATTGAAGCTTTATTCCTTTTTGGAGCTATAGGCGTGGGCACTACTGTTGCTACTGCTGGAGATACTGAGCTTGAAGAGGAGGTTTTGAGAAAGGCTATTGCCGCTTTCGATAAGAGTGTTGGTGATGCTATTACTGCAAGCCTGGAGATATCATCTATTGAGGCTAATAATAATGCGGTTGCCGAGTTTGGATGGCTCGATACCAATATATCCGTTGTGGATAATTGCGATGTGATTACTGGGTGGACTGATAGTGCTGATATGACTATCTCTGTTAATAGTACGGAGTTTAAAGAGAACGATTTGTCTCTTAACCTGACTAAAGATGCCGGAGCAGCTGCCGAGGCGACCACCTCTAAGACTATCTCTTCACCTATAGATTTCACTAGTAAAGAGATCGGTATCTGGATTTTTGTTCTTGATACGGCTGCGCTTAACAAGTTGGCTGCTAGTAACGGTTTCGGTTTGCGTTTCGGAAGCGATGCTAGTAATTATTTCGAGTGGTTTAAAGACCGTGCAGATTTCAGTGTTGGGTGGAACTTGATAAAAGATTTGACTACTGGAAACGCTGATAACACTGTGGGCAGTCCTGTCACTACCGCTCTTGATTTCGTGCGTATAGCTCTAACAGCGATAGCGGCGGGTACGACTTGGAGTGTGGGGGATTACATCATGGATGACATCAAGGTAAGTAGCGGAACCCTATTCCAAAGAGATAATTTGACTGCTATTAACAAGATCGACTCCATCCAATTATTTTTTGATACAACCATAGGCATCACCGTAACGGAGACATAAAAGTGGTAGATACAAATTTTGGGAAAGTGTTAGAGAAGCTCAAGGAGATTCATAGAAAGTATCCTGATCTACGTTTCGGTCAAGTAGTACAGCAAGCTATAGATGAGTCTGCTCATAAGAAGAACTTGGATTTGCATGATCGTAACAGTAAACAGTTCCTAAGAGCTTTGAAAGAATTTGAAAGAAAAACTGAACAAAGAAGAAAAGCTAAAAAAATTAAAAAACATAAAGGTGATAAATTATGACTGATGTATTAAATACTGTTGTTGATGGTGATGCATTATCTGCGGATAACTTTACTGATACTATTAAAGCCACAACTCTTGGTAATGGGGATACGTTGACTCTTGGTACTTACACTATTGAGCCTTTTATGATCTTCATTGATGGCAATATGTCAGTCGAAGAGCGATACGGATGAGATTATTTTCAAGATAAAAACTATAATTGACTGAACATGAAAATGGAAGAAGTAAGAACAAAAGCTGAAGAATTCATCCAGAGAAAGATACCAATGTACATAACACCCCAAGCGGAAAAAGTTATTGCGAATTATCCAAACTTCCCTTGGAAGAAGTTTTGTAAATGGCATCTTGAAACGTACCCTACTACTATGCAGATAAACGGTCAGCACATCTTTCGTTATATGTCCGAGTATATAAATAAAGATTTAGAGGTGGAATAAAACAATGGCACAATATCCTGATTTAATTGATGGAGATGTCTTTTTTGAGAGACATGTATGGAAATTTATAGGTGAAGATACGACTACTGATAGTACAACTAGTGGTTCAGAGACCGAGATTGGGGAGGTTACGGTTCCTGCGTCCGCGATAAGTCAGGGTATTTTGATCATAGCGCATTGCCGTGTCGATATTGGTCGCACAGATTCGACAAATACGATTCGTTTACGTGTTGGTGAAAGCTCTACTGCAACGAGCAATACTTTGGTTGAGACTAGCACTCATCAAATAGATCAGAGCAATGTTGGTAATAATGATGATTCTCTAGTAAATACTCGGCGTCATGTGACTATACATGCTTGGTATGAGGGTGCTACATTTACGAATGTGAACTTCGTGCATATTACTGGTCAGCAGATTGGTGGTGATGGTGGCGGAGTATTTAATATATTGACTTGTGATCGTATCACGGTGTTGGGGTTCTGATGTTGATGGTGGAGCTGGAGCAACTGACGGCACTGGCGAAGTTGGAATTCATCAAGGTAGGTACAGCATGAGGTTTTTGTTTTGGTTGAAGAAGTGGTTTTGTAGGAGTTCAAGAATTACCATTCCCGTGGGGGGCTTGAACGAGGTAGTAACCCAGAAAGATAAGCCCAGTCCTTCCAGCCATTTTTCGCTGATGGAATTGTACAACCTTAAAAGGAGGCAGTACCGGCCGCAGGATGGCTATTTTTGGACGTTGATACAGAACACGAACAGCATGGAACCCTTGGTTGATGACAACTCCGTTGTGGTGTGTGAGAATTTCCGGCATTCCAAAGGCAAGAAGTGGTTGGAAGAGTGGCCTTTGCGTGTGGGCGATGTGTGCATCTATGTGGGCGATCCCGCCGTTTGGGGTAAAGATGTAATGATTTTACATCAAATAAGCAAGGTTTATATTGATAAAGAGGGTTTTCGTTTTTACAAATTCAAGGGCGTGAACAATTGGAGTAGCGATTATGGGTGGGTCCCGGAAAAAGCCATAATTTACAGGGCTTTCGAGTTCTGCAGTGCTAAGCAAAAAAGAGAAGGTGACTGATGGCTAAGAAGCAGAACGGGACAGAGATAGTGGTGGCGGTTCTCAAGATAGAAATGGGGCATCTTAAAGAGATGTATTCAAATAATTCTAAACAGGTAAATAAGCTCCTGGGAGAATTTAAGAAAAGTATAAGTCATACTCATAATCGTTTGGATGATCATATTGTTGATGCTCCTAAGATGATGGATGTTAAAGATCAAGAGGTTAGGGGTTTTGTGTGGAAATTGGTGACTACTTTTATCGCGATTGTTTCAGTCGTGACAGGTATGATTGTCTATTTCCTGTAAAAGAGGTGATATATTATGGCTAAAAAGTATGATACAAAGAAGTTTTACGAGTCCAGGACTTTGTGGTTTAACGCTCTGATGACTGTGTTGTTGTTGGCTGAGCTTTTGCAAGGGCTACCATGGGTGAATCCTGAACTCCTGACTTTGCTTATTGGGGTTGGGAATGTCGTCTTGAGGGTGTGGTTCACTAAGAAAGCAGTGGAATAATTCTTTTTTTCTTATTTTCTGTGCAGACCTATACAGAATTACTTCCTGTGGAACTTGTGGAACTTATGAACCCCCTTGTTTCCTATGGAACTCCTAAAAGCTTTAGTGTGTTGTTTCTTTCTTTTTCTTTCCTAACTTTTCTCTCTTCCCCCTTCCCAATCTAGCTTAAACCAATTTTTCTCCGACAAATTTTTTTAGACACCCATCACATGTGGGTGTTTGTTTCTACTGGAAATGAAGGGGGGTGCCCTTTGGATGGGTTCATTGGTTTTCCTTCCATTTCACAGGCATCTCTGTCACTATCCCAATCGTGCTTGTCACCGAGGCTCCGCTTTGTCCAGCTTGGCTGTGCTACCCATGTAGGCACTGCTCGTGTCTTGTCGTCACTTATACTTAGTTGCGGTATGGCCATGCCCCTTTGGGGTTCCTCGTCACGTTGTGGGTTTTCTATTGAGTTAGTCATCTTGATTTTGCGATATATTTATATACTTAGAACGAGATACTTCTTTTCGTTCTATCGATTTCTTTGGTTAGTTCTGCCTTGTCTTCGGTGAACCTCCTTAGCTGGGGGTAATTCCCCAGCTTTTATATTTCTTCTGCATTCTAGGGTATATGTATTATATATTTTTTATGGGTTGTATATGTTATATTATAGAAAGATTTAAATAGATTTATTACTATTACTATTACTATGGCAAAATGCACATTCCAACTATGCGGATACAAATGGAAAAACAGGACAGAAAACCCAATATCTTGCCCAAAATGCAAAAGGCGATTTGACTATGACCAAGTTTAAACCAACAGGAGCAGACAAAATAAGGGCTCAAATCGTTGCAAGAGAAGAACAAACAAGTTTAGACGCGTACAAGGAGGTTGATCAAAATGAAAATAGAACTAAAAAAAGAGACCGATTTTTGGAGTAACAAAACCCAGGAATTCTCAGAAACGAAATGCAAGAGCTGCGGGTCTACAGATGTGGAAGACACCACTATGCCTGAAGATGGGGAACTTTTCCCAATAAAACACTGCCAGACCTGCGGGGACTGGTGGGGATGTGATTAGAATGATAAAAAACATATTTGAAGTATTGAAAGAACCAAGTCAAGAACAAAAAGTTATCGAGTTTGATCACTACCTGGCTCAGGATGGGGCTTGGCGGGATAGTGGAGATGCTTCAAACACCAGTGACAACTGCATCTTGATAAAGATGACTCAAAAATATGACTATTATTTGCTTTTTGATAACTCCACAACCAATCTTGCAAATCTTGCAAATACAGATATTAAAAGGGTGAGAAGATGAGCGAGACAAGAATAATTGAAGGAACTATCAGAGCCTGGACCAAAGAAGTAAAAGCTTTCAAAACTGGCGGAAAAGGCGTCAGGGGTTGTAGGATAGAAGATGGATGGTACAGCTTCCTAGCAAGCACTGACGATTTGGAGAAACTCCCAGGAGAATTCCTGGTGGGTGAAGTCATCACCTTTATGGAAAAGAAGAACAATGCTGGTTATTGGAATGGCGATATAGCAACTATCAAGAAAGAAGAAGAAGACACTTCAGGGGAAGAAGACACTTCTCTACCTCCACAGAGTTCGGAACCCGCAAAAGATACGGGTGCTGGCGGAGGTAGAGATGGCACCGGTTCCATGGCGCAAAGCATTGGTGAAAGAAACGGAGAACGTCAAAAAGACATCAAGATCCAGTGTTGCTTCAAAGGTGCAATAGAGATAGTCAAGCTTGCTCATGAGAAGATAGAAATCATAACAGGCGAACTCACCTCCGAAATCCTCATAGGCGAAGTAAAGCAAGCAACCAAGAAACTCTACAAAGCTTTGCAAGAAGCAAAAGAAGAACTACAGGTAGAAGGAAAATGGTAAACGGAAACGACATAATCAAACATATGGAATCATGCCAGGAATGCCAAGAACTAGAAGAAAAAAAATACCAGATAGATCGTGAACAATTAGATTGCTACACCGCCACACAGGTTTCAAAAGCGGAAGCCCTAGAGGAATAAACAATGAAGAAAGTATTAATCAAAAACGGAAGAATCGCGGGACTTGTAACTGAAGAGTTCCTGCAGAAAAAGTTTGACTTATACAGTTAAAGGAGGTGTATCTATGGTAGAAGAACGAAGAAAATGTATAGATTGCAGAAACATTGTGGCAACTATGATGTGTTGCGGTCAGAAAACCCAACCACTAGAGGTGTATTGATGAAAAAATTAATCTTTTTATTATTATTGATTATGTTCAAGAAAAATGTTATAACGAATGCAGGGGTATTTTTTTGAAATGAGATTATATCATGGAACCTCAGAAGGGAAAAAATGAATAAGAAAACTAAAGAATTACTCGTACGAAGAGCGAAGAAACATAAAATCGTTCAAGGTAAGTACTGGAATGGAAAAGAAGGCTGCTGTGTTGGCTGCCTGGCAGAAACGGCAGAGAACCCGCACGAAGCACTATCCGAAATGACAGATATACCTGAGTGGGTTTTTCGTTTAGCTGACAAATTACATGAAGGCTTATCAAGAACAGAATTCCAGAAATGGCCAGAGAGATTTGTTAAAGCATTACCAATAGGGAAGATTGATTGGAAGAAGAAGAGATACGGATGGGTTGTTGTTATCTGTGATGAAGTATTGCGCCATGAAAAGCTTTGGAAGAAACAAGACACACAAGACAAATACACTACGAAAACAGTAAATGCGATCAATGAGGTAAAAGGATTAGCTATGAGGGTTTTAGCAGGTGGAAAGGTGACTCAACAAGAATGGCTAAATGCTGTTGCTGGTGCTGGTGATGCTGATGCTGATGCTGTTGCTGTTGCTGGTGCTGGTGCTGGTGCTGCTGCTGTTGCTGCTCGTGCTGTTGCTGGTGCTGGTGATGTTGCTGGTGATGTTGCTGGTGATGTTGCTGGTGCTGCTGGTGATGTTGCTGCTGCTGTTGCTGGTGATGTTGCTGCTGGTGCTGCTGCTTATGGGCGTTTAAGCAAAGCATTTGTTAGATTACTTGAACAAAAAGTAATGATGGAGGTATTAGGAAATGAACGCAAGAATTGATCATTTATGGACCGGGGACAAAAAGTAAGATAAGTATCTTCGATGTGAAGGCACTCAAGGCAGGGTTGAAAGTGCTTGGTGCGATAGATGTGAAGGTACTCATATGCTTACTTTTGAATTAGCTGAGAAAATATTTGTAAGTAAACGAAAAATAATAGAGTTGATCGATAAGATGGATGGTTCATTTAGTAATAGGGAGTGGAAAAGAATATTGAAAAATGAGCTACGCTTGGAGAGTAAAGAATGAAAACTATTAATTTATTAGAGGGAATAGATGTTTCGGGTGGTACCAAAACTATCGTGAAAGGATTCAAAAAGGACGGTGTAAATTATATTACTGAAATAAAGAGGGAGATGGTTAAAAAGACCTTGAGTGACAAGATTAAAAATACAATTGACAAACAAAATACATTTGTTATGGTTGATGATTACTTACTAATAGGAGATGTGAAAGAAGCATTGAAAAAGTTTATTGAAGAAATATGTCCTAGTTTTGATAAACCCGCTATTACAAAAAAAGCTTTGGAGTTTTTTGGAAAGAAACTTGTACAACGGGAAAGGGGGGTTGAACCATACTTTTCAGTTCTTGGAACTTGGAAATGTTCAAAATCTTCATATGATTATTGTTGTTATGATCATGATAAAGATCCTGCTCATGATTTTTGTGTTTATTGTGGAGAGCCGGAGGAAAGACAATGATAATAAATCAAATGGCTAAAGAAGCATCTGATAAACTGGTAAGTATATGCATGGAGATGAAAATTGGTAATGGTGAGAAGTTGAGAGTCTTTATGAAAGATCGGGATGGGGTAGTGATGCCTAGACTTATAAATCCTGAGAATTTTGATGGTCGAAAGATGAGGCGCACAAGGCATGCCTGGAATAAAGGCATGCCTAGTATTTGTGAGAAT